AATCTGAAAAAAACACATACAGTCAGTTACTGGCTGAATTATAAAAAGGAGAATAAAATGGCAACATATACAAAGCTAACAAATGATGAAAAAGCAGCAATTGTTGATGCAGAAATAAGAAACCTTGAGTATCAGATGTATGCATTAGAGGTTCAGTTGATTGCAGAAAATGCAAAAATAGAACCAGACGCACAAAGATCTACTGCTTTAACTGCACTCATTTCTGAAAAGCAAACACAAATAGCAGCACTTTAATTATAAAAGGAGAATGGAATGTCATATAAAAATAGAGTCTTAAACGACTTTCCAAACTCATTTTATTTACTAGATGAAGTTCAATCTGGTGGTACTGATTCATATACCGAGCTTCTGTCTCAATATGCAACGTATCAAGCTTTAAAAGATAGCGGCATTACTTATGGACAAATTAGTGGCTTAGACATATATGACTACTCGGGTAGTTTAAATAATGGAACCGCATCTTTTACATCTACAAAAGAGTTGATGCCTTTAGTGACGGGATCCATAAGGGGAACCGAACTTTTGACGTCAACAGTAATCAACTATAACCCAAAAGGTATAGCAACAAAATATTACAAGGATAATTCTTTTTCCATAGAGGCATGGTGTGCACTTCCAGGATACAACGTGAGTACAACTATAGTTGGAGATTCAGACACAAACACTGGTATATTTTATCAGAACGGAAATATTATATTTAAAGTTGGATCTAACCAAGTTCAGGCCACAGTATCAAATTCCGAAGTAGTTTATGTTGTTGGCATATTTCAAAGTAATATACTGTCATTATATATAAACGGAGTTATTGCTGATGCCTTGCAAATAGATTCATACAAGTTTTCTAATGAAGCCGTAGCTTTTAAATCAGGCCCATCTACAGGAAGGTTTGTAGTAGACTGCGTAGCATTCTACAGATATGCATTATCAGGCACTCAGATATTAAATCATTATTCTGAGGGAACCCAAGAAGTAAATATATCTCAAATTGTAGCAGCAGATAATGGTTACCTTTTTAGCATGAACACAGAGTCCCTTAGACCTAAGTTTATTTATTCCTACCCTACATCAAAAACATGGTCTGAAGTAGCAACGGGCGGGATTTCAATATCTGATGATAGTTCATATATCTATATACCAGAGACAGATACTGCAGCAACAGCATCCTTTACATTTACCGATTACTTTATTGTCCCAAATTATCTAGGTATCGATACATCTCAAATCCACTGGAGCAATGATGTAAATGGAATCCTTGTAGAGGCAAGCATTGATAACATCACCTGGCGGACATGTACAAATGGATCCCCATTGCCTTATATCAATAAGAACGATAATCAATTTTCAGAGATAGTTTATTTAAGGGTAACTTTATCATCTGCAGACACAAGCAAATATCTTCCAATCTTAAGATCCCTAGAAATAGCATTTTATACAGGAAAGAATTTCTATAGTGATAACTCAGGGTATTACGTATCTTCAGCATACGACTACTCCTTGCCAAAGTTTAATAGCAAGACTCTTTCTTATAATAAAAATAATGGCTTGACTATGTATAATGGCCATGGGTTCTCATTGAATTCCATTCCTGCCGTTTCTTGCGTAGAGATTATATTTACCCCACAATATAATCAGAATGTCCTGTTCTCAGGATCTGCCAAAAAGTACGAGTGGGATAATGCGGGGGCAATAACAAAGACAGGGATATCCTCAGTATACGTAAATGGCATAGATAGAACCTCAGATACAAACGTATGGAATTTCCTAGTAGTAGATGTTCCCCATCATATTGTAATAAATCTAACATCATCCGATACCAGTATCAAATTTAATCAAAATCAAAATGACTCTAAATCTGGTCTGGGTCATATGTATAACAATGTTGCCGTATATGAGAGTGCATTATCCGTAAATAGGATATTAAACCACTATTTACTATATACTGGCAATACGATAAATCAGATCAATGACACATCGCTCTCTATAGTAGAGTCATCTTTAGGTGACGATTCAACCCCGTTCTTTATAACTTTGGTAGAGCCAGAGGCGGTTAGCTTATAATTTTGTCCAAGAGATGGACAAACTCTAGACTTTAGCACGAAATAATGGTATGATTTATGTCTATGGATACAAATAAAGCCAAGTACAGAATTAATGAAGAAGAATCGATTCTGGGCATATATGTCTGGGAAATGCCTGACGGCAGATGGATTGGGGATGACGATGGGAACTTTCTTTCAGTCACGTCCAAAAAAGGAAATAGATCCAACATCGATGCTCTGGCTAGAGAAGTTCGCTCGTTCGGCGTATACGAAGGCGGGCCTAAATTTCTTTCCGCTAGAAGGAAGATTGACGATGAAGAGTTCGAGCACCAAAAGCAAAGACTCGACTGGGGACTAGTTCCAGATCCATATGATATTGGTAACTATAAAGACGAAATGAAGAAACTAGGTGGTTTAAGATGAGCGTAGAATTCCTTAATGAGGACAACTCAGAAAACATTATTGATATATCAAATACAGCAGACTGGTTTTCTTTTAAGAAAGATGAAAAAAGCAATGACCCATTTGCCGCAGGACTAGAAGACCTAAAGAAATTTAGAGGTCTAGGGTCATCATTTAAGCGCAGGATTAACAGAGAATTCTCTAAATCATTTACTGGCGTAGAGCAAACAGGAACACAACAGAACCTACTAGCACAAGCAATAACTGGCTATGCGATGTTTGATCTCATTGAGCCTCCATATAATCAGGAATACCTTTCAAAGGTGTATGAAATTTCAACATATAACTATGCAGCAATTAATGCAAAGGTTGCCAACATTGTTGGACTAGGATATGACTTTGTTGAGACAAAGAAAACAAACGATGCTTTTGATTCTATTACAGATGACAAGCAATTAGAAAGAGCCCGCAGAAAATTAAATAAGCTACGCCAAGACCTACACGCCTGGCTAGATACAACCAACGATGAAGATACATTTACCCAGACCCTAATTAAAGTCTACACAGACCTAGAAGCAACAGGAAATGGCTATATTGAAATAGGAAGAACAACAGGCGGAAACATCGGATACATTGGGCATATCCCAGCAAAGACAATGCGTGTTCGTAGACTAAGAGATGGCTTTGTTCAATTGCTATATGGCAAGGCAGTATACTTTAGCAACTTCGGAGACAACGAAGTAGAGAACCCAATTGCTGGACAAGAAGATCGTCCAAATGAAATTATTCATTTAAAGAAATATACCCCTATGAATAACTACTATGGGATTCCAGATATTATTGCAGCACAAGTAGCACTTGCTGGCAATGAGTTATCAGGAAGATATAACCTAGACTATTTTGAAAACAAGGCGGTCCCAAGATATATTATTACAGTAAAGGGAGCAAAGCTTTCTCCAGAATCAGAAAGAAAATTGCTTGAATTTTTCCAGGTCGGATTAAAGGGAAAGAACCATAGATCCCTATATGTTCCGCTTCCAGCAGATAGCCCAGACTCAAAGGTTGAATTTAAGATGGAGCCTATTGAAGCTGGTAATCAGGAAGGCTCATTTGAGAAATATCGTAAATCAAATAGAGACGAAATCCTACTGGCCCACCGTGTCCCAATTAATAAAATTGGAACTCCAGAGGGAGTGAATTTAGCGGTTGCTCGTGATGCCGATAAAACATTTAAAGAGCAGGTTTGCCGACCAGCACAGATGATATTAGAGAAAAAAATTAATTCAATATTTGATGAAAAGACAGATGCCTTGACTTTAAAGTTTAATGAATTAACTTTAACTGACGAAGACACCCAATCTCAAATAGATGAAAGATATTTAAGAATGCAGGTAATTACCCCTAATGAAGTTAGAATTAGAAAGGGTATGATTCCTGTCGATGGCGGAGATAAAATGGTTGAATTAAAACCACAGCAAGCCGCCGATCAAAGGGCAACTGCTGGGAAAACCAGGACCCGAGATTCCGAAAGATCCGCAGCCTCCTCAGATAAAGTTGGAGAAGGACGAAATGCCAAGGGCGACGGAAGACAGGTTGACTAAGTCCACTCAACTGTTATTTGCTTTATAGTCTATAACCCTATAAAATTAAGCATATGAACATTGAAAAGTCTTTATGGACCTCTAACGGCAACGTTATTAATTTGTCGGTACCTTTTACTAAGGTTAACCGTGAAAAGAGAACCGTATCTGGCTTTGCAACCCTAGACAATGTTGATCAGACTGGTGATGTTGTAACAGCAGAATCAAGTCTTAAGGCATTCGAAAGTTTCCGTGGAAACATTCGTGAGATGCATGGATCAAATGCAGTAGGCAAGATGGTTTCATTTAGACCAGAAAGCTTCTATGATCCAAAGTCAAAAGAATTCTTTAACGGAGTTTATGTAGATGCATACATTTCAAAAGGCGCTCAAGATACATGGGAAAAGGTTCTAGACGGAACTCTATCAGGATTCTCAATTGGCGGAAAGATTCTTGAGTCAGATAATGAAGTTAACAAGGCGAACGGTAAGACCGTAAGATTTATTAAGAACTATGAACTAATTGAACTTTCTATTGTTGATTCACCAGCAAATGAACTTTGTAACATTCTTTCTATTCAGAAGGTAAATGGACAAATCATTGCAAAGGGAATTGCAGTAGGTGTAGTAACTGAAAATATATTTTACTGTGCAGACAGTGATTCTGTTTTTATCTCAACAGATAAAACATACGACTCTCCAGTATCTGGAAAGCCAGCGGAGTTAATCGGATGGGTTGAAAGCTCAGACGTTAACAAAGCAAAAGAGATAGATAAGATTCTTGATGCATATAAGCATTCAAGATTTACGTTGCCTGAAACACAAACAATTGCAAAACAGGCAAACGCAGAAGGAGGTAATGAAATGTCAGATAATACAGAAAACGTAGTTGTCGAAGATGTTGCAGCAGAGGCACCAGCCGAAGCAGTAGCAGCAGAAGCAGCCGTTGAAGATACAGCAGTAGTTGCAGATGATGCAGCTCCAGCTGAAGCTCCTGCAGAAGCAGTAGCAGAAGACGTTCCTGCCGAGACTCTGGAAAAAGCAGCCGAAGTATCAGAAGATAAGGTTGATGAACCTGATTTTGCGAAGATGTTAGGCGATCTAAAAGGCTTTTTCTCAGAAACTCTAAACAAGGCATCTGAAGCAAATGCAGCACAAGTAACAACAATCCAATCGACTGTTGAAGCTTTCAGCAAGAGTGTAGATGCTAGAATTTCAGAGTTGGCAGAACAACACACAGCACTTTCAAGCGCTGTAAATAACATCAAGAGCACGATTGATGGTGTACAAAAGCGTGTCGACGCAGTAGAATCAGAGACTGCAATTAAGAAGTCTTCCGATCTTGGCCGATCAGAAGAAGTAACAATCAAAAAATCTAAATGGAACGGTTCTTTCCTCGGTTCCGTAAACGAAATATTCAACTAAGGTAGGTATAAAAATGAGCAATGAAACATTAGAAAAGGCCGTAGCAGCTGGTACTCAGGTATCAACTGGATTTGGTTCAACACCTGGTGGAACAGGAGTACACATAGCGTCAGAACTTGGCAACGGTGGACTTCTTAACCCAGAACAGTCTGCTCGCTTCCTTGATTATATGTTCGACGCAACCGTTATCGGTAAGGTCGCACGTACAGTTCGTATGAAGTCAGACACAGCCGAGATTGACCGTATGTCCGTTGGTGAGAAGCTTATGAAGCTTGCA